AACCTACTGCTCAACCAAGTGGACAACCAAGTGGAAAACCTTCTGCTCAACCAAGTGGACAACCAAGTGGAAAACCTTCTGCTCAACCAAGTGGACAACCATCTTCTCAACCGACAGGTCAACCAAGTGGACAACCGACAGGTCAACCAAGTGGACAACCATCTGCTCAACCAAGTGGACAACCAAGTGGACAACCATCTGCTCAACCAAGTGGACAACCAAGTGGAAAACCTTCTGCTCAACCAAGTGGACAACCAAGTGGAAAACCTTCTGCTCAACCAAGTGGACAACCATCTACTCAACCAACTGGACAACCATCTTCTCAACCTACTAGTCAACCAAGTAGACAACCATCTTCTCAACCTACTAGTCAACCAAGTAGACAACCATCTTCTCAACCTACTGGACAACCATCTTCTCAACCGACAGGTCAACCAAGTGGACAACCATCTACTCAACCTACTAGTCAACCAAGTAGAAAACCATCTGCTCAACCAAGTGGACAACCTTCTAATTATCCGTCAGCACAACCAACCAGTCAGCCTAGTGGTAAACCAACCTCTCAACCTACTAGTCAACCGTCTAGCCAACCAAGTAGACAACCGTCTGGACAACCTTCCTCTCAACCTACTAGTATACCTTCTGGACAACCTTCCTCTCAACCTACTAGTATACCTTCTGGACAACCTTCCTCTCAACCAAGTGGACAACCCTCTACCCAACCTACTAGTATACCTTCTACCCAACCTTCTGGGCAACCTTCTAGACAACCTTCTGGACAACCTACTAATATACCTACTGGACAACCTTCTGGACAACCTTCTGGACAACCTTCTGGACAACCTTCTGGACAACCTTCAAATATTCCATCATCACAACCATCATCACAACCTACAAGTATTCCGTCATCACAGCCATCTTCTCAACCAACAAGTATTCCATCTGGACAACCAACTAGTATTCCATCATCACAACCATCTGGACAACCTTCCGGACAACCTTCCGGGCAACCAACTAGTATTCCATCATCACAACCATCTGGACAACCAACTAGTATTCCATCTGGACAACCAACTGGACAACCAACCAGTATTCCATCATCGCAACCATCTGGACAACCAACATCATTACCATCTGGACAACCAACCAGTATTCCATCATCACAACCAACATCACAACCATCTGGACAACCAACAACACAACCAACCAGTATTCCATCATCACAACCATCTTCTCAACCATCTTCTCAACCATCTTCTCAACCAACCAGTATTCCATCATCACAACCATCTGGACAACCAACCAGTATTCCATCTTCTCAACCATCTTCTCAACCATCTTCTCAACCATCTTCTCAACCAACCAGTATTCCATCTTCTCAACCATCTGGACAACCAACTAGTATTCCATCATCACAACCATCTGGACAACCAACATCACAACCAACTAGTATTCCATCATCACAACCATCTAGACAACCATCTGGACAACCATCTGGACAACCATCTGGACAACCAACCAGTATTCCATCATCACAACCATCTGGACAACCAACCAGTATTCCATCATCACAACCATCTAGACAACCATCTGGACAACCATCTGGACAACCAACCAGTATTCCATCATCACAACCATCATCACAACCATCATCTCAACCATCATCTCAACCATCATCTCAACCATCATCACAACCATCTAGACAACCATCAGCTCAACCATCATCTCAACCATCATCTCAACCTTCATCACAACCTTCTTCTCAACCTTCTTCTCAACCTTCTTCTCAACCAACAAGTATTCCATCATCTCAACCTACTGGACAACCTACTAGTGTTCCATCATCTCAACCTACTGGACAACCAACAGGTATTCCATCATCTCAACCTTCTTCTCAACCAACAAGTATTCCATCATCTCAACCTACTGGACAACCTACTAGTATTCCATCATCTCAACCTACTGGACAACCAACAAGTATTCCATCATCACAACCTTCTTCTCAACCAACCAATATTCCATCATCTCAACCTACTGGACAACCAACAAGTATTCCATCATCACAACCTTCTTCTCAACCAACCAATATTCCATCATCACAACCTTCTTCTCAACCAACCAATATTCCATCATCACAACCTTCTTCTCAACCTTCTCAGCCAACTGGACAACCGACTAGTATACCATCTGGACAACCATCTGGACAACCATCTGGACAACCTTCAGGACAACCTACCGTAGAACCAACGGGACAACCTACCGTAAAACCGACAGGACAACCAACTGGGCAACCTACCAGACAACCTACTACAGAACCTACGAGTAAACCTACAATAGAACCTACTGGACAACCTACTACAATACCTACTACAATACCTACTGGACAACCTACTACAATACCTACTGGACAACCTACTATAATACCTACTACAATACCTACTGGACAACCTACTATAATACCTACTGGACAACCTACTACAATACCTACTACAATACCTACTGGACAACCTACTGAACAACCTACTAGTGTTCCATCATCTCAACCTACTGGACAACCTAGTAGTAAACCATCATGTCAACCATCAACTCAACCAACTTCTATATTATTGAAAAATAATAAAAATACAGAGAGAAAGTATATTTTAGATATTAATATTATTTATTGGTTGACCGGTATATTTATAATATTATTAATAATACATTTTTTTTATAAAACAAAGCAGGCTAGTATTATTGTACCTATTGTACCTATTGAACATAAAACAGAAATACATAATGCAAATTCAATTATGTCTAACAATTTAATTACATATAATAAAAAAAATGGTGTTATATATTTGAATGATATTAGCATGAATGATATTAGCATGAATGATATTAGCATGAATGATATTAGCATGAATAACAATAATATTGAAAATCAAAGTGATAGTTTAAGTATGATTAGCTTAAGTGATAGTAATAGTGATAGTTTAAGTATAATTAGCTTCAGTAATAGTGATAGTTTAAGTATAATTAGCTTAAATGATAGTAGTAACAATAATACATTTTATCCTTTCTGTAATGATATAACAAGTAATATTGCAGATATTTCTATAAATAAAATAGAACTAGGAATGACATTGGAAGATGATTATTCCAATGAATATCGTAAACTAGAAAAAAAGTTTGATAGCAGACGAATGTGTAAATTATTAAATACTAATAAAAGTATTTCGATGGAACAAGATAACTTAGGATTATCAATAGAGGATATTGTTAATACGTTTTTAGAAAATTACACCGACCAGAAATAATTTGACACATTTGAATTCGTCTCAATAATATGTAATATTTGTGTATGATAATGAATTTAAATCTACATTTATAAATATCTGTATACTATAAAATGTCGTTCGAACTACATGATATAGTTGGTTGGTTAAAATCAGTAAACAACATATTTGTTGTTATATCAAAGAGAACATTTGATATTGGATTAGATACAATGTATACTATCACCCCCATCAAAAATTTTCAATTACCAAATGGTGTTATTAAGTCGTCATTAAATCGGTGTGTCCCACTAAGAGAATTATATGATATTGCTGATGGTAGCAACTACTTTGACTATGATTAACTAAGTGATTATGTTAATCATTGATATAGATTATTCCATTATAATAATCTATATTGAATATCTCCATAATTAAATCATATTTGCAATACTAGTAACAGTACATGATCGCATCTCATTAGAGTATTTTTTGAATGTAGGTGTTTTCTTAATAGGATACCCTATTTTATCCTTTACTGTATAACCATTCTCTGGCACACCATATGCTAATGCATTAGCAACCGAATTACCAAATGCAGTACGATATGCGGAAGTTGATTTAGTAATAGCATTATATTTCTTTCGTGTAATTAGATCCCCTGAACTAACACCACCCTGTTGACCAAATTGTGGGTTATTTGGTTTATAATATAACTTAACATATAATGGTTCTATTCCGGGTTGAACTGTAGATAAAAATAGCTGATAATTATCAGGTGTAGTTGTATTTGATGCAGGATATACTCCCGCATTGAAACCAATTGCAGATTTAAATTCATTATCTAATATTTGAATTTGTGGAAATAATCCAGCACCAGCAGCAGGCATAGACCATGTAGCTGTTGTAGCTCCACCTTCAAGTAACTTGGTAGGAAGTGTATATATAGTAAGAGGATATCGAGTATCATCAATTCGATAACTATGCAATTCTATCATATTATTATTACTATTATGAGCAAATTTTAAAAGATAAATAATATTATCACTGTAATATTGTTCAGTTCCCCCAGAAGGAGTTTTTAACAAATAATGAAAATTATTAAACATTTGTGTTTGAAGTAAACGATTAATATCATCTAATGTATAATGTCCAGCATCAATAGTAATATCGTGGAATGTATCTTCAATAACTGTTACATAGTCATTTGGATCTAGAGAATTAATCCATTTATATTGGAATGTTGTTTGTGGAATATAATACTTTGTACAATGGTTCTTTCCTTGTGGTGCATATACATTAGCAGATGCCAAACTACTACCAGGTTGGGCATTAGAATCACCCTGACGAATATAGTTATATTGATTTTGTGCAAATGTTTTATTTCGACTGTTTAAATATTGTGATGAAGAAGTATAATAAGTATCATTATTTTTACTTTCATTAAATTTACGTTTTATCATTCCACTACTACGAACACGATTACGTGCATTTTCAGAAGGTGACAAAATTACACTGCAATGCTCACTATCGCATTTATTATTGGGTAATGTCATATCAATTGTATTTACTAAACCATTGTGATTACTAGATTGAGAATTTATAATAGTACCGCCTGGTCTATTAAATGCATCAATACTTAGGGAAGAACGTGAATTACAATTAGTACTACCTGTATTTGCTATCTCTTTTCTGTATATTTGCAAAGGTTGTGCTGAAAAAAAACTACGATTATTATTAGTAACCGATCGTTGATTTTTTTGAAGAGATGAATGTATTTGGTTAAATGTCTTATCTTTCCATGTAATCATAGGAATTGGATTTAAACTTAATAAAGCTGACATTAATTATATTATATACTTATAGATTTATTATTTATATAAATCATAATAAATATAAATATACTAATATTATATCTATTAAATGAACGTAAATTTATCTACTACTCAAATATCCACTCAAAATATATCATGGTTAGAACAAAAAGCTAATAATATAATGCGAGGTAATTTTACCAAATTATCATATATTTCACCAGATTTTACAATGAATGGCATATATTTGCAATTTCCGATTCATATTTCTAATCTAGATATAATTGATAATAAAGCGCAAATGAAATTCAATCCAAACTCTTCTTTAAATCAATATATAGTTAAAGAATTCGCTAAAATAGAAAATAGATTATTAGATAATTATATACAGACTAGACAACGAAATATGAAAAAAGTTATTCTATTAGCAAAGCAATTATATTCTGGATTTATGAAAATTTATAAAGAAACTTATGGTAACTTTATCGAATCGAATGATAAATATTTTTATGTAAAAATATCAGGAGTGTGGGAAACAGACGATACGTGTGGTCTAACTTATAAATTATATGGAGGATTGAATTTATCAAATTAACATACTTACTTTACCTTTTTGTCTAATTTTTGTATTATTAATATTTGTTGTAAATTTTGTTACACTAATTTCACATAATTCTGGTTTTACTTCATATATTAAATCTTTTATATTCACTATACCATCATATGTAATTTTTTTCAAACGATTATTGTTATTATTAACTATATTTGAATCACCATTACCTAAATATAACATATCTTTGTCTCTCATTGGATAAAATTGGCTGCGATCTATTTGTAGTTTATTTTGTAAAACACGATTATGAAATATATTATCTTCATATCCTCCCATTATAAAGTTCGGAAACCCATTTGTTTTTTCAAAATCAATACCTTTTATAGACACTATACCACCTAATGTGTAATTAAACCCATAAAAATGTTTAACTACACCTACTGTTGTTTCATAATTTATAAAGTTTTTTGTATATGGCATTGTATCAATATCATTAAGAATAAATGTTATATCTTTGTAATCATCTGGATATTTTTTTTTCATTTCTATAAATCCTATGTTTTTCATTGCTCCTCGATTCAAATTGTTATCATTACATTGGTGTATGAAATATATTTCGTAATTATTTTTATCTATATCTTCCAATACATATTCCATTTGTCTAATAAAAAATTGTCGCTGTTGTAATCTATCTTTATATGGTACTATAAATATAAGTTCAGGTGCACTAGTATATGGGGTTATGTGTATTGTAATATTTTCCATTTTCATATATATATATTATAATACCATGTTAACTAAAGTTGTATATGATATTTTTCTCGAATTACTTTTGGAAATAGATTCTCCTTATTTAATTCTAATTTTTTGAAACACTTATTTATAGTTACTTCACTTACCCCACAAACCGTTTTTATATTTTGTTTTGTTATTGATAAATTACAGTTATGTGCTACGAAATATATTATACCAGCCGCAATAGCATGTGGTATATTATCTGTTATAATGTTACACTTTTCTACCTTTTTTGTTATAAATTTTACTACCATTGTTAACTCTGTTGAATAATTTAATCTACTACAGTATCTTTCTATAAATGAACTAGGTAATGTAATACTTAATGTAGTTTGCTGAGACGGGTCTAAACTACGTTCTATATTATGCATAATATTTACAGCCATTGAACATCCATTTGTCGCACTTGTTTTATCTAATTTAAATATTTCCGCAATTTCATGTGCTGTTCTAGGACATCCATTTAATCTACATGAAATATAAATTGATGCAGATTTTATACCATCTCGATTTAATCCACGAAACATTTTTTGTTCTGATATATCCTTGTGGATTACTATCGCATCATCTATAAATATTTTTGGTATACCTGCATTTTGCGCCATTATTGTAATAAACTGAAATTCATCATATAATGATTTTTCTTTATGAGGCATTGATTGCCATTCTGTCCATTTTCGTATTTTTTTCATTTCATATGAAGAATGATGTGATGATAATACTTTGCAACCAAACGATGATTGCACTAATAATGGATTGATTGGATTTCCGCAACGAGTTGGATCATTTGTATTTTTATCATCCGCTCCATAAAAACGCCATTCAGGTGAATAATCTAAAATATCACGATAAATAATACCACATTTATCGTTTGTACATGTTGGAAATCCATCGTCCATTATAATTAATGGCGAATTACATGTCATACATTTATCGTTATCTTTAGGAGTGGTATATACGCATTCTATTTGTGAATTATTATTTGATCCTTCTGCCTGTTTGTCTAAATCATATATATCCCATAATTTAGATTTTTCCTTATATGAGATATCATTCTTCTTTTTTTGTGTTTTGGATTGAGACGATGGCTTTAATACTATTTGGGTAGAATTAAACGGTGTATCAATTATTCGCAACTTTTTTTTTTTCAATGGTAAATCCATTATCTAATCTATAACTAATAGAACTGGTTATATTATAATCAATTTTTTTGTATATATAATATAAACGAATTGCTATGAATCCTTTAACGTTGATGAGTAAGGTGCAATCTATGATTCCAGGTAATAATAATGGTGAGTCTAAACTTAGCAAAGCAGCCCAAAAAAAACTTAATGCAAAATATATGTATAAAACTATAACTAACCTTAAAGCACATGAAGTCAAAAGTTTGGTTAATGCGATACTTGACTCTATGTGCATTGTTACTAGTAATGAACAGGTAAATGATGCTCCTCATCCAGGTGATGCATCTCCTACATATAAAGGTATACATTCACTTGCTGATGAGCTAACTGATACTATTTTTTCAAAAGTAGTTGATCAATTAAATAGCGAAGAATCTACGTCAAATGAACAAACAGGTGGTGAAGGTATGTTAACCAGAATGGCAAAGTGGCATCCAACTGTGCGTACAGCATCCACCGCGCTCGAAAAAGCCGGTGATATGAAAGACAAATTTTCTGGTGCTGCTGAAAAAGCTACGATAGCTATCGATGCTGTAAAAGAAAATGCTACAGATGTTGTCAATACTGCAACTGAAAGTGCTACTGGTGCTGGTGCTTTGGATCAATTAACAAATAAGGTTGCTGGTGCTACTAAAGATATTGCCGGGGGGTTGAAAAATAAGGTTGCCGATGCTACTGATAATATTACCGAGGGTGGTGAAAAAGGTAAAACAGAAGAAAAAGATGATGAAGTTAGTGATGGTGAGATTACTGAGGATGAGGTTGATGATGATGATAAGGAGAGTGATCTAAAAGAAAAAACATTAAATCATTTAAGAAAACGTATAATACAAACAATACAACGTGGTGGTTTTGAAAATTTAATAAAGTCAATAAAAATAACGGCAGATAACCATTTAAAAGATACAGATATTACAAAAAAACCTAAATTTGAAGATATTATGAAAATTATGGCAGAAAAGGATATAAAAATATTAGAATCACATATGGAGTTTATGTTGTATAAAATAGAAAATAGTAAGAATAATAAAGATATTGATAATTATATAAGCATGATATTAGTATTAAAACATTTTAATAAAAATAATTCTTTTGATATAGATGTTGATTTAAATAAATATAAATTAAAAAATGATTCAATCACAGAAGACGAATTTAATAAAAATAAAGAAACATATCTCCAAAACGCAAAATCTAATCTAAAAAAATATGGATTATCTAGCTATGACAATATTAAAGATAATATGGATAAGACTATTGATGCAACTAAGTTAACAGAATTAATCCAAGAATCACAAGATAAAACTACGGGTGGTACTAGACGGTATAAGAAAAAAGGTAAAAGATTAACTAAAAGAAATAAACCAAAAAAACATTAATTTTACAATATGAATAATAAGATATTGTAAAAAATTATTGCGTAGTATTTTTTTTTGTTTTATTGTTTCTGCTAATGGGCGTATTTTTAATTGTACGTGCAGATTTTCTTACAGGCTTAGATACAATTGTAAATAAATTATCAAATAAATCATCGGCAATAGTTTTATATGTAGCATGTCGAACATTTGTTTCTTCACTAATTGAGGGGTGTTGTGTGTATAATCCCATAGGAATTACCAAATCTTCAAATCGTTTATATTCATCATGATTATTATTTAAACTGCCACCGCCGGATATTATTTCATTATTTTTCTTTTCATTTATAATGCATGTTCTTAATGGAAACCCTGCTAACCTATTACCAAATTGATTATTAAATTGAATTTGTCTACCAATAGTTTCTACGTAATTCATAGTTATTTATATTATTTACATATTTTTATTTAACATTATATACTATTTCTTTTTATATGTTCTCTTAATCTCATTCGAAACATTAACTTCACGATTATCTTTTAAATATTTAATAATATATTCAACCTGATTTTTATCACTAATTAATTCGTCTAAACACCGTTCTATATATCCAAATGTAATTGATGAATAATCTTTTTTTTCACATATTCGTAAATCACCATCACTTATATCAATTTTAGTATTACTCATATTATTTTGCAACATATATTGTGATATTTGACTATTCAGTTGAGATCTCATCTCTCGTAATTGTTTTGTTTTATCATTAACTATTTTAAGTTGACTATCAAGTAATACCCATCTTTGAATTTTTGAAATAAGTTGTGATTTATCTGTTATTTTTTCTACAATATTATCACTCATGATAATATTATTATGTATATTTAATTTTTGATTTTATCGCATATTATATTTACATAGCAGTAACCGGTTTACCACCTTTAAATAATAGTTGGTTCATCCAATTTTTTCGAGTAAGTTTTTGATCTTTGTTATATTTCTTATTTTTATTCATTTTAGCCTTCATAGAACGTTTAGCTTTCATGGAACGTTTATCTTTCATGGAACGTTTATATTTCATAGAACGTTTAGCTTTCATGGAACGTTTAGCCGTATACATATTATATATAATATGTAGATATTTTTAGGTATAAAGTCTATTATTTTGTATATACTTAAATAATTTCACTGCTAAATAAAGATTTGCAACAATCAAACCAAATAAAATAATATTAAAAAAACAGAAGATCCATAAATATATATATAATTCATTGTAAACAATATCTACAAATGGAGTAAATATTTCTTTAATATTTTTTCTGGTATCTTCATTGTGAAAAAAATTTATACATGTATCTTTCAGGTTTTTCATAATTATTTATAATATATTTTATTTTATAAAGTTTAATTAAACTAATTGCGTTGATATATCATAACATATATATATTGAAATAATAATAAAGGCTTATAATTATTATTATTAATAATGAGTCAAATATACACAGCTAATGAGGAATTTCCATTTGATAATCTAAAATTATCAAAACCAACTGTAGCATCAAGTGGATCATATTTAATTAATTTTACTATAAAGAATTCGCCACTGTATATTCAAGCACCAAAATGTAAAACAAAACAGGGTTTTTTAAAAGCAGGTAAACGTTTGTATACTGATTTAATGTTTACAAACGAGAATTACGAATTTATCAGTTGGATGGAAACTTTAGAAAATAAATGTCATCAGCATTTGTACGAAAACCGGGAAAAATGGTTTGAAGGTAGTATGGAATTACATGATATTGAGAATTATTTTACGTCACCTTTAAAAATATTTAGAACAGGAAAATACTACATAGCACGAGTATTTGTACAAAATACATTAGATAATCCCAATTTAACAATATATGATGAGGATGATAATATTGTAGATATTAATACAATTAATGATAAAACAGATGTAATATCAATTATTGAGATAAAAGGAATAAAATGTACGTCAACCAGTTTCCAGGTAGAAATGGTAATGAAACAATTATTAACTGTAAAACCAATTGAATTATTTTCAAAATGTCAAATTATAAAACCATTACATAATATTAGTAAGCAACCTGTATATCCTCCTGAAAACATATCAAATAATAGTGAAATACCAGAAATCAATAATAACGATCAAACTACATATAATGAGGTGCATGTAGATACCGTAAATGAAACTATTACAGATAATGTAGATATTCCGCTCGATACCTCAAATGAAACTTCTATAACAGATGATAATATTAGTAGTTCAATTACAGATAACCAATATGAGTCTACATTAGATATTAATACCTTACCAACTGATATTATAGAGGAACCAACAGAAACAAATGATGAATTACCACTAGATACATCAACTAATACTGAAAATGAAACAATACATGTGGATACTAATATTGAAACTATATCAAATGATAATAATGAATTAGTAGAATTTCAAATAGATTTAGATAATATTAAGGATAGTGATAATATTAGTATTAAAAACAAAAATGATGTATATTATGAAATGTATAAAGAAGCATGTCGTAAAGCAAAAATAGCGCGAGATTTAGCACTATCATCTTATTTAGAGGCAAAGCGCATAAAAAATACATATATGTTGGATGATATATCATTAAGTGATGATAGTCAAGATACAGATTACAGCGATGAAGAAAGTGATGAAGAAAGTGAAAATGAATAAGTTTAGTAAATATTGATAATTAATTAATTAATTTAGAAAAATTTGGGATTTTAGTTAAGTAGAGCTCTTTATATAAACTGTTATTATCAACAAATAATTTATCACCCGTTATTATATAAACAAAAAATGTTTGGACAATTATTTGGACCTGCTTTAAAAGGAATGAGTAAATTTTTCTCCACCGAGAGAGTATTAATGGTTATTTTGTTACTTGCTTTAATCTGGGCATTATCTGGATATTCTAATAACAAAACTGCCGTGGTTGATGAGATGCAAGATGCTACCGATGGTGCAGAAAAAGACGCAGGTAGTGAAAAGCCTGAGGGTGCTGAGCCCAAAGAATACACCACAAATGGTGTAGAAACACCTGCTGCATTATTACCCAAAGACGAAAATAACGAATGGTCTAAGCTTAATCCCGTTGGTACACAGGGTGGTGAACAATCTTTACCTGATTTGTTAACAGCTGGTTATCATATTGGTTTAGATACAATTGGCCAAACTTTACGTAATGCCAATTTACAACTTCGTTCCGATCCTACCATCACAAAAACTGATGTTGGTCCATGGAATCAAAGTACAATTGAAACAACTTATGCTCAAACTCCATTTGAGATTGGTGAATGTAAAAAGTAAGTATCAAATCTAATTTAATTTTTTACTATTTAGTTATAGTAAATAATATTATCATTATAGAATATAAAATGTATTATATAGTAGAATTTATAACAGGTGGGTGCATTACAACTATATTTTCATATGCTGCGTCATATTATCACGATCGTCCAGAATATATAAAAATTATTGCATTTTTATGGGGTATGCCATTATTGTACTTTTATATTTTGTATACATCATGGATGAAAAATGAACAAGCAGCATTTGATGTGACTAAACATGGTTTATATGGTGTAATGTGTACATTATTTGCAATGACAATGACAATGACCTTGTTTTTTAATAAATATGATAAATATAAAATAATATTAGCTAATGTGATATTTTTACTTTCAGTTATATTTATTTATATGTATAGTGAATTATTTAAATTATAAAGTTTACTTTTTTTATAACCTATAAGTATTATATAAAGATGGATAAATATGAAATTTTAGGATATTTATTAACCGGTTTTATCATAGTAGTATGCATTTATATTTATTTTAGTAATTCCGGCGCATTTGATCTTAAATGTATAATATCAACGGTAGATGGTAATGAATATTGTGTACGTGAACGAAATAAAATACAGGATGCAGCTGATTTATTGGCTAGAGTAACAGAGAAATGTAAAGAATTAACTGAATATGTATATAAAAAATTTCCCGATAAAGAGAATGTACAAAGACTACATGCTGGATTTAATCCTCAAAAAATAATGGAAACATTGCCAACTAGCAAACTAACTGCATATAGTGAAAACAAAGGTGAAAAAATAGCATTTTGTTTAAATAAATCTAAAAATGAAAATGAGAAACTTATTGATGAAAGCACATTGACATTTGTTGCTATTCACGAACTATCTCATGTTATGACAAAATCCATTGGACATAAGAGCGAATTTTGGGAAAATTTTAAATTTATGTTAGAACAAGCTAAGGAGGCTGGTATTCATAATCCGGTTGATTATAAAGAACAACCTCAGGAATATTGTGGTATGAAAATTCATGATAATCCATATTATGACGCGTAATTTTATGAATTATACATGTTTAAGTTTGCATAAAATATAATAAACAGATATAAAATTTTTATTATATAAGAATATATGTCAAGATATATTGCTGGATGCAATATTAATCATGCCTTAAATGTGGGTAAGCATTATATAACTAAAAATAAAAAACCTATTATTAATTATGCAGTAGAATGTAAAAAAAAATATAGGAAAACATATAAAGAGTATAATAAAATAATATCTTTATTACCTGAAAATTATTCCATAGCATTAAAATTATCTTCATTTAATTTTGATTTGTTGTCTATTAGTGATACTATACATCACGCAGAAAACAAAAATATTAAAGTATTTATTGATGCAGAAAATGATAAAGATAATGAAATATATCAAGATATATCTACAATTTTATTATTAAAACATCAAAATGTTTATAAAACCTATCAAATGTATAGAAGAGATTCTTTAAAAGTATTAATGAGTGATATAATTAAATGCAATAACAGAAATATTCCATTTTCTGGAAAATTAGTAAGAGGAGCGTATTGGAATACGGAAAAAAATGATGGTCATTTATTTATTAAAAAAGAAGATACTGATCAATCTTATAATCAAGCTATATTAAATATTAATAAATTTGAATTTAATACACATCCAAATATAGTATTGGCAACACATAACGAGAAATCAATATATATAGCACGATTATTAAATAAAGATTTATTTGAATTTGCTCATCTACAGGGGATGAAAGAAAATTACTATAACAATATTAGTAACACAAGCAATATTTATGTTTATATACCATATGGTCCATATAATAAAATGATACCTTATTTGTCTAGAAGATTATACGAAAATATTGATATGTTAAAATATGCAATACGTTAATATATAAAATCACAGGTATATTGCTGTATAAAACATCATAATAATCCATATTATTACGAATAATATTGTTAAATGAAATTATAATACATTTTCTTATTATAATTTAACATAGGTATAATTCTATGTATAATCCACTACTCACTAAAATCAAAGAAGTAGGTGATGTATCACATTATATATGGAATATACCGAGTCTTAATATAAATAATATTAAAGATTTTACAACTATATGTAAGCAAACTCTAACACATAATATTAACCAAAAATGGATATTAATTTGTGACTGTAATCAGTTAAAACAAATATGTTCTCCACCTATAGTTAGCATTAATCTATTTGCGAATATAATATGTAAAAATTATAATAAATCTTTAATTGAAATTAGAATATATAAACCAAATAGTACTGTTCATGATATATTACATAAAATATGGCCATTATTACCAGATCATATGCAGGCTATTGTAACTATTACAAATAAATTATAGATTAATAGTATTATCTTTTAATATAATATATATTTAACACTAATATGAATACTTTTAATCATACTGAAGTATTTTCAAAGAAAAAACGATTTTTTTATTTTTTAATGTTATGTATACCTCTTCGTATTATATTAGCAGTGATACCATTATATATAAATATAGATTTCTTACCATATTATAGTATTGTACTATTTCTAATATCGATTGGATTCTTATATAATTATTTTAATAACAGTAGATTACATGCACCTGAAGGTGGTGGTTATACTTGGTGGTTTGAATATAGATTGATACATGGTCTATTATATATGTTATCTTTTATATATGCTTTACAAAAAATGCGTATTGCATCTATACCGTTATTTATTGATGTTATTGTTGGAATTGTATTATTTATTTTAAACCATAGAAAATAGCTATATTCGTTAAAAAATACAACATATATATATTTATATTTTATAATAATATAATGGAATCAACGTTTACAAATATATATGAAAACAAAATATGGGGAGATAACGAAAATAACAATTATTCTGGTAGTAGCGGCCCAGGAAGTGATATAGAAAATAATAAAAAATATATAGAATTATTAAAAAATTTTATTAATGAATATAATATAAAAAATATTGTTGATTTAGGTTGTGGTGATTTTAGAATAGGAAAATTATTATATGATGATTTAAATATTATATATACCGGTTATGATACATATAAAAAGGTGATTGATTATAATATAACCCAATATCCAGAACAAAAATATAATTTCAAACATCTTGACTTTTATACAAATAAAGAAAGTATTGTCGAAGGAGATATGTGTATATTAAAAGATGTTATACAGCATTGGTCATTACACCTTTGGTCATTTAAAACGCCTAAATTATTATAAAAAATGTAATAATATAGTTAATATAAGTTTTTATTTATTGAAGTAGGTAAACCATGACCAAATACAATCATATACATTAATATAACTGCCGCCAATAAGATACTTCGGTTTTCGGCAACATTTTCATTTTGACCAAGTATAAAAACCATAAATAAGTATAACAAAATACCAATTATAGCAGAATGTAGAAGCATCATTCGTCCTTTTTCCATTTGTCTATATATTATCATTATAAAAAAATAAGCGTTTTAATTGTCTAAAGGTGTAAAAGAAATATATATATTTCTTGATTATTTAACAGAAAGTAAGAAATTTAAATATATCTTGCTAATTAATTGCTGTAACCAAAAGAAAGATAATGAAGATTGTGTTATAGGTGATTGGAGACAGCTAAGTTGTAATTTTTTACCATTAAAAAAATATAATGCAATTAAGATGTACAATTATAATTCGAAGGAAATTTCTATTATTTTACCTTTTCGTAATTAGTGTTAAAATATTACCAATTTTATAATTTTATAATAAAATTGATATAATAAACCAAACATGGTTACATATAATATACAACCATGGTTGATAATACTATTCTTAGATGTTATAATATTTATCCTAATGAAAAATCCACTATTTATACAATTGAACATTGGTCTAATACTTTATCTAATGGTAAACACGTGACCATTTTATATACTCAAAATTGGAGAGATGGTACATTTAGTAATGAAATGAACGATGAAGATAAAGAAAAATTAGAAGTACAAACTGATGTTATTATCTTAAACGATATCGGTGCATCAGTTGAAGAATTAGATGAAGGATGGGACTATGAAACTAAAATACAAAATAAAGATGAATATAATGATGAAGAGCTAAGAGAAATCCATCGGTTAATGTATTGCGATAACAATAATATAGAATATAGCTATAATGATGAATATAATTTTGATTCTAATATTATGGAAATTAATGAATGGAATTTGCATGATACCATTTATGAATTATATGATGGATGTGAATTAGAACTAACTAGCGACTAATTCTAAAATTATTAAAATTAATATCACATTGGTTTGGTATAGTTCAAATCAGCAAATTATATATGTCGTAATTGTATATACATATGGAAACGGATAGTTCTATAAAATCTATTATACAATACAAAGAAAGTATTCCGGTAAATGATATTTTTAAAATATGTATTTTAAATGATACTAATACGATAAGTAAAATGTTTATATTTCAAGGAAGTGATAAACCAATTGCAAATGATAGTGAAATATTTAGTGAGTATGAAAAATTACAAAATAATACCGGTGAATTTGAAATAATTCCATCAATTATGCAAATACATCGTGACGACCCTATTCATGTAATCAAAAAGAAAATATTGCGTGAACTAAATATTCCATTATTATGCTATGGTGAATTGTACATGTTTTCTAATACTGAAGTATCATTATTTTTACATGATTTGTATATGGAAGTTACGAATAACGATAGCAAACCATTAACATTATCTATTATTGGACAGTTGTTAATGAACCTTAAAATATACAATGAAGAAACCCTTTCATTTTTTGTTGATATAAATAGACCCATAATCACTTATAATGAGTTTATGAAAGGATTAAGTAACTACGCAGATAATATTGAAGTATCTATTCCAATTGGACAAAGATTTTCTTTAAAGAGAGATCTTACATTTTCTTCAAATCCCTATCATATTTTACAATCATCACCTCTTGCATTTCAACCATCTGGTAATAATCCCCTTTTAATGTTTGATAATCATCTATTATTAACTTATGGTAATCTCGTAAATAATACAATTTATTTATGTATAGCCGATGATGTTCTCAAATATGGAGAACGAAACATGATTCAAGAATCTTTTTTATTAACGACATACTTTCCTATTTTAGCGAAGCGAGATATTAATTCTAAGGATGAACTTATTAAAAATAAACCAGCTATTTATGCTGAAACACAAAAATTAATGAAAAAAAAAATATTTGACATGTATAATAACATTGATATTTTTCATGATACTTATAATACTAGAAAAGAAGAATTAAAGTATACAAAACGCGGATTATATAGTTTTGATCTTACACTTCATCCTATTACAAAACAGATTTTTCCATTAGATAGTGTATTTAAACAAATACATGCTACAGAATCTATACCATATATTAAATATAATCCAGGACATCGTAGAGAACCTATATATCGTTTATTTTCTACTGAACGTACAAAAACTGGTAAAAAAATACCTACGTTAACTAGAACTCAAATTAATGTATTTTCAAAAATAACAGGAAAGTCTAAGCAAATTTCTTTCGTAATTAAATATATAAATGATAATTCACCAGAACATCTATTATTACATATTAATCAAAATGGAAATATTGAAATGAATGGATCATGTAAGCAACCTATTCTACCTAAACAATTGAACACTCTACTTACTGAAACAATTAACCCTATATTATTAAATATTAATGAATTACTTGATTCAGCTGGTTATTCTATTGCACTGTTTCGAAATATTTTTGACGAACGGATTGAATATAATAATCTTAAATATATTTGCGGATTACCATTAATAAATAATATTAAATCATCTGAATTGTCTACATTATTATCTAATATGTTTCATGTATATGAACCCGATATTAAAAAGGGTGCTATATTGCGTTATAAACGTGTTGAAAATTATACTGAAATGAATGCTATGAATGCTCTTATTACTCAAATATATAAAAATACAAATAATATCGTTGATGTTAAAAATGCAATTATAGATAACTTTTCTTTAACTGAAGATGAAGCTAATTCTAAAATTACTAGTTTTTTTAATAATCATATAGTCATTAATGGGAATTATGTTAATAAATCAATTGACATTGTTGATAATCCAGGATTTCCTACATTGATACATAATACTAGAGAGTTTGGTGTAAATGAAATAGATTTTGAAATTACTGATATTAACTCAATTTCCTATATTGATCAAATTCATATATACATAGATAGCTTTTTACGATTAACACAATATCCAGAAACCACTTCTATCAATAAAAATGAATTAATTAAAATTATGAGTAAAGACAAAAAGACTGAAGATGTACCTGTTCAAGATAATGTTATTACCACTACTATTAGAGATATTAAACCATTTACATTAGATAATTCTAATATAGAAGAACCTGAAGATGTAGAAGATCAAGGTATAATATTTAACTATGACGTGGATGAAGATGATAACAATGATGATGAAGAGAACCAAGAAAGTGAAATAAACAAAAATGATACAAAGTTGCTATTTATGGACGACGATGATGATGATGATGATGATGATGATGATGATGATGATTTGTTTAAAATGTCAGGAGGAGGAGTGTTCTTTGATAAAATGAAAAAATTAGAACCAACTTTATTTCGTACAAAGCGAGAAGGAAAATTTGATTCATATGCACGTGCATGTCCTAGTCATAGTAGTCGTCAACCTATTATATTAACAAAGGAAGAATTAGATGAATTAGATGATGATATGTATGAGGTTGCTATGCCATATGGAACTAATGCAGATAAACCATATTGGTATATATGCCCTCGGTATTGGTGTCTAAAGACAAATAAACCAATGACCGATAAACAGGTGGCAGATGGTGAATGCGGTGGTAAAATTCTACATGGTCAAACTAAGAAACCTATACCAGGCCATTATATATATGAATTTACCGATGATAGACAACATAAAGATAATGCTAATAATTATAGACAACACCGACCTGGTTTTCAGGATGGATGCTTACCATGTTGTTTTAAAGAAATGAATAGTGAACAACAAATCAACCGTAGAGCAACATGTGGTGTAACTAATAATAGTTTACGTGGACATAGAGATACAATTAATAAATTAATCAAACCTGTTGGCTATACAGCTTCTAATGATAATGAAGAACTGAATGAACCAGATGATATTGAGAAAAAAACTACACGAATTGGTTCTAATATTTTAGGTTTTGATAAATTTCCCATCGATAAATCTCGTTGGGGATTTTTACCATTATCTGTAGAGTTATTCTTACATACCGATAATTCTACTTCAGTTGCAAAAAACAATTCTGCATTGATTAGAAAAGGTGAAACTCCATTATTAAGATATGGTATTGAATATTCTCAAAATCAATCATTTATTGCATGCATGGCTGATATATACACGTATAAACATAATATTGATACTCCATCTATTAAGGAAATGCGTAAAATAATTATATCACATATAACACTAGATTTATTTATTACATGTAATAATGGTTCTCTTGTTTCGGTATTTCAACCAAAAAAAACTATTGTTACTGATATTACTGTTGAAAAGTATAAAGATACTAAATTTTATAAAAGTTTCAGTAATTTGGATAATACTTCACAGAATAATTTTTTAAAAGATACAATTGCTTCTTATTTAGAATTTCAAAAATTTTTAAAAAATGATGATTCATTTATTGATCATACTTATTTATGGGATTTACTATGTTCCGCGGATACTAATATTTTTCCCGGAGGTATTAATATTGCTATGATAGAAGTTGTTGATAATGATATCACAGATAATGTTGCTGTTATTTGTCCTACCAATTCATATTCTAATACTATGTATGATTTAAATAAAGGAACGTGTATAATTATAAAACACAATGAATTATATGAACCCATATATATGTATGGTAATACGAATATTAATAAAATATCTAAAAAAAATGCTGTGAAAATATTTTACTCACAAAATACTCCTCCTAACTTACTTAATGTTTTTAATATGATAAATAAAACAACAGATGCATATTGTAAACCTGTTAATAGTATACCCAAAGTATATGATTATAAACGTAATTTAAATGCTTTAACTATATATAATATTTTGTTGCAGAAACACTATCATATAAATAGCCAAGTTCGAAATTACAGAGGTAAAACTATAGCTTTAATGGTATCTAATCGCAAAGAAGATAATGATCATATATATATACCAACTGAACCATCATCTACATTAAACAATATTACTAGTATATTTACTGATCAAGTTAAATGGTTAAATTATGAAAATACTAGAGATAAATTATTAGTTATATCTGAAAAGACCAACGGAGAAATATTTTGCAAACCTGCGATTAAAGTAATTGAAGACGGGTTAATTGTTGGAATATTTACTGAAACTAATCAATTTATTCAGGTTGATACTCCTACTGAAGATTTTGGAGATGATGGTATTCCTAATTATAATACAAATGGTTATAAGGATGGTCAATATTATGAAGCTGATAAATCATTTGCTACTGATTCAATGAGAGATAGTACTCGTGCTATAACTGTTCGTAATATTTCACTTGAAACACAATTTTATACTACATTCCGCAGTAAACTTAGATCTTTATTATCTAACTATAAATACAAATTATTAAAAGATACTATTATTGAAATTATTAATAACAAACAATACTTGTATAAAATTAAAATGAAAAAATTAGAGATACTTGTACGTTATATTATGAAACCACATGTTTCTTTTATTGATTTTGATGATACCGTTCTCGATAATATAAATAATATGAAGACTATCGTTAATAAAGATGATTTAAAACAAATATGTTTATCTAGTAACAAAGCTATGTGTGTACCCTCTAAAAATCTAACTACTAATATTAATAATGAAAACCTTTATTTTTTAAGAATTTGTGATGAACTATTGCGTTATAACAGAATTCGTATTTTCATATTAAATGCTAACAGCTTCTTAAATGTTAATAATATCGAATATTCTATTAATGAAAATGAAATTTTTATGTTACAATCTTTAATTACTGCTGAAGAATTAGACAATTTAAAACCTGTTCCTAATAATAAATATATTAACCATTTCCCTAGAGATTTTGCTAATCCTATTAATAGTAATCTTACTTCACCTGATGTTCATATTGAACAACAATATGCGGATTCTTCAAATGCTACATTAAAACTTTTACATAAGAGCTGTATAAAAGATACTATACCGGTATCTAGTATAAAAATGGGAAAATGGAGTAATATATTACATGATAACGCGATTGAACATACTTCAAATGCAACTACTTCCTGTAGTTTTTATCCTCTTATTTTTATTATGAATGATCACCTTAATATTAATGAAAATATTTATCAAATTAAACAACGTCTTTGCTCATACTATAAACCTTTATTCGATAAATACTTATTACAGGTTTGTAATATACTTGAACAACAGGGTAAGCGTACGTTTGTTAATCTATTAAAGAAGAGGAAAATTACAATAGAAACTATGATTATGAATGATAATTATATTATTACCGCTATGGATATTTGGGTATTTGCTGATGCATTAAAATTACCTATTATATTATTTGATCATAATGGATTTAACAACTTTATACCTAATATTGACTGGCTAACATTAGGTGGTGTTCATGATACTGATATATTTTATTTTATAAGAATTGTTTCTAATAATATTTTTCATCTTATCACACCTCCATCTGCATTGCGTGATTTAAATGGATTTGGTGAATTGATTACCGATACAGAATATGATAAACATATACAACCCATTGCTGAATACTTACCTAATCATGTTTTTACTATACCTAAGTTGAATATTCGCAAAATAAAGGTTAAAAAATAAATTATGCGTTTATTATTATAAATTATAAGTTTTTATTTATAATAATTTGGATTGTATTATACGGATTTCTTTTAATATATGTTTCATTATAATACCTGAAATATCTTCTGTTTTTATTTCCGTATTTAATTTCATTGATGGTGGGGTGATATTATAGATATGACATATATATAGTAACCCTATTAATAATTTTTGTTCATAATATTCACGACATTTTATAAAAGTAATGTTACTATCTGTATCTGTTTTATTTTTATCAGGATGACATTTTAATACTATAATTCTAAAACATTTTTTTATATATTTATTAACGATTACAGTATCATTACCTGTAGTTTGTTGTGCTTCTGGTATTGGTCCTGATTCTGGTATTGGTCCTGATTCTGGTATTGGTCCTGATTCTGGTATTGGTCCTGATTCTGGTATTGGTCCTGATTCTGGTATTGGTCCTGATTCTGGTATTGGTCCTGATTCTAGTACTGGTTCTGGTACTGGTTCTGGTACTGGTTCTGGTACTGAAATTTTTGAAATGAATATATCAGGACATACTTTTATATTGTCTGCTATAAATGTAAAAAATGTATCATTTGAATTATATTTTTCATATGTATTAAAGGAATTATCTATTATATTAAGTGGATCATATATTATATTATCATAACACCTCATTATTTGAAATATTTTATAATATATATTAACCCGCATTGAAATTTATATTATATACATATATTATTTTTACACCGTATATAAATCATAATTACAATTTGTTTGATCCATAGTAATTGGCTTGTTAAATGCATTAGTAAATCCATAATCAAATAAATGTTGTTGAACATATTTATCGTATAAATCATAATAACGCGATACATTTCGAGTAAGTACAAATAGTGAAATTTGATTATTATCTGTAACAATTGAATAATCATATTGATCATTTACAACTGGACCAATTTCGATTACCCAATATGGGGCTGGACGTGACACACCGTCTAACAATACAGTGAGTTCTCCACCACTATAACCCTCATTATAAAACGCATATCCTGCAATTTGATTAACCGTACCATCCTTATCTAATTGGCTGTTTAATACAGTAACATTTGATGATAATAGCCCATAATCAGCAACTGCACATGTGCCATCACCCTGAAATGTTTTATCAAAATTATCTTTATATACTTGATACCATCTCCCCATATATAATGGCAAATCTAAAGTACTTAATGGTGAACATCCAGCATTAACTGTAATCATATATGCAAAATAAATAACAAAAAATAAGTTCAACATTATAATATAATAATTATTATTATTATTTTATATAGTTTTATTAATTTATAGAAGAAATATAATGTCCTATAATATCGTCAAATTTCATCCAATCTATATTTTGTTCTTGATCTTCAAACTCATCCTCATCCACATTTAAATTATCCAATAAAATTTGCATAGCATCAACTGTAATCTTGTGTTCTTCTGTATCAGTAAATTCCGTTTGTGTATCTTCACTTTCTTGAAGACGATCCCATTCTACTACAAGAAAATTATTTAAGTTTTCATACCACGTCATATCCTCTTTAATAGTAATTGTATATTTTACCAAAAAAATTTTATTTATTATATCATTAGCAACATCATAGCACATTTTATCTGTTAAACCCATTTTACTTTTTTAAATATATAAAATACTATTTATATTTTTATATTTGTTATTATAATTATTAATTATATTTTATATTTTTATATGCTTAATTCATTATCTTCTTGGCGAAACTCTCGTATTTGGGTTAGGGGTAAATATTGATTTGTACATCGCAAATACCATAATCCCAAAAAATATTAATAAACCAATTACAGGACCTGACATAATTTAATTAAAGTTGATAATATATTGTGTATGTTTTGTTATTATCAATTTTTTAACTAATTGTACTTAAATTACAATCAAATGGATGATTTAAATATATATGATGATTAGATGTATCAGTTTGGTATAATGCAAACTGACCTGCACATGTATTATCTTCACCATCAATATTACTACATTCTTTTAAATCATGATATTCATTTTCATATATTTCCGTACATGAATGATAATAGCCCAACCCGGTAATTGGTGGTATATGTGGTATCATATCCTTATAATGTGTAAACCGCCATAAATTATCCATTTTTGAATTTACAAAGTTTGCGTAATTCCTATCACCAATTCTAGGTTGTCCATAATTATATAAACTACTATAAATTCCATTAGATAATAATTCCATACTAATTAATTGAGCAACTGCAGCACCATAAGAATGACCAGTAATAATAACATTAAAATTTGGGAATATATCTAACATATCATTTACATATTCATGCACAAACGGGTATATATTATTGGAAGAAGTGTAAAAACCAGAATGAACATTACAGTTACATTCGGTAAATGTAGAATATTGTGTAAGAATAACATCAGCATCTTCCATCCAATTTCGCGTAGATTCTGAACCGCGGAAAACAACTAATATTTGATTTTCTGGTTGAATAATACCAACATACCCATGTAAATCTGTTTTTTTATCATATAAGGTTTCATAGTATTGAAATTCATTGGCAGGTTCGATCATTTTCATTGTATTATAATTATCTTTATCACAATATGCTGCACCGCTCAATACTACGCAGGTTTTTGCAATATTTAAATCAAATTTCATAGTGGCGACAATAACTGGTATTAAACTAACAAAAAATAGAAAGTACATGTTATATGATATATATATATATAAAATGCTCTACTATTATTTTTGTTGTAAGTTAGATTGAGATGCTGATCTTACTAACTTAATCGGCGATAGCACATCATTTTCATCGTTATTATTATCTTCTATAAATCTGTTTTTTTCTAATTGATGTTCATTCCAATAGAGACGATTTCTATAACCTCGTATACTATTATATTTTAAAAACTGACTAACAATATCTATACCGTGTCGAGTTAAACCAAAATCTTTTGGAAGACCATATTTATTTGTTTTAAGTAAAATGCGATTATTAATATTAACACATTTCCTACCTAGATATATATTTTCAAGAATATTGCGTGTAATAGGAAAATCATATGTAGAATTATGCAATGAGATAATAGTATCTTCTTGATCAATCATTTCTTGTATATTGGTTATGTTAGTTCCCATTAAAGTATCTATTGGGTAACACCCGAATCCACCCTGTGTTTTATAATTTTGTAATAATTCAGTAAAAACTCCTTCCCTTAATATATTGTTCATGTAAACCAAAATTCTTAGTATAATTTTTGATTATATATTTCTATAATCAAAAAAATCAATTTTATATAGTTATGGTTGGATAACAAAATGTGTTTTTATAGTATAAGATGATTCAAACTAACAAAATAAATTATTCAATCATTATTCTTTTTGTACTAATCATGTATGCAATTAACATCTATGCGTTTAATAATGGATTCCCTACTTGTGAAAATTACGTCACCAATACGTATTTATATTTAGCATTAAGTATTTGTTACATCTATTTTAATATCAACCAATTTAGCTCATATAATCATCACATATTTATACCATTCTTGGTAAGTATTGCGGCAATCCTATATATTACTATGAATAAACCGAAAACACAGAGTGGTATAGCTATTAATCATATCGTATGGTTTGTATTTTTAACAGCTTTATCTTTTATGATTATACCTATTACATCTATGAGTAGTGATTCTATGATTTATATGACTTTGTTTTTTACATTTGCAATATTTATTATCATGTCTGCTCTTGTTTATTTGTTTCCTACTTTTTTTCAAAAAACAATGCACTTTATGTTTCCAGGATTATTAGTAGCACTTATTATGATTATCTTAATTGAGTTATTTTTGATTTTTATTAAACAGAAATATCCTACTCATATTCATCGTTATATTAGCTGTTTTGTTATTACTTTATTTTCAGTGTTTATCTCTTATGATACACAACTCATGTTTGAAGAAGCTGAACAATGTAGAAAATATGCTAATTATCCTGAATCAAGTATGAAATTCATATTAGATATTGTTAATATCTTTGTGAGGTCGTTATCTATGCAAAGCCGTTAATAAATATAATAAAAAATATTTATATCTGTTTATTATATTTTGTGCGAAATTAAATCTTCAAGGGTT